AATTCGTCGGCAGCGTCAGATGTGTATAAGAGACAGGTGCTGGGGTGGCAGTAGAGCCACCGCCGTAGGTTACGACATCGCCCACGTAGTATCGGTTGACATCACCGCTCGGCGTATGCCATGCGGACAGGGGCCAAGCATTGTAGGCTACGGCTAGTCCCCAGATGGTCTCGCCCCACTGCATGGTGTGGCTGATGCCACCCGTGCTGGGAGTGGACTGGGGATTGTTCGGCTGCACGGGCGCGGATGGGGCCGGTGCGGCCGGGGGCGTGGAGCCGCCGGCCGGGTTGGCGTACAGGTCCCACTGCCATGCCTCGCCACGGAACAGATTGAGGTCAATGGGACTCCACGTGTTGACCACGCCGGTACCGCTGTATTGGCGCATGGCCTCACCGTAAGCGCCCAGCATCCACGGATTGGCCTGATAGCCGGTCGGGCTCATGTTCGCATACTGGGCGATCCACAAACCATATCGGTCGCGGATGTCCTGCGGGATGGGTCCGGCGACAGGGCCGGTGTACAGCAATGGGCGCACACCGCCGCTCAATCGTTCGCATTCCGCCATGAATCGGCGTACCCAATCCCAGTTGCCCCATGCGGGGTTATCGTCCATCTCCCAGTCGAGCGCCACGATGCCGTGACGCCAATAGTTGCTGGTGTTGCGGTAGAAGAACTGGGCTTCTCCCTCGGGCGAACCGCCCATCGCGTAATGGTACAAGCCGATTTTTTTACCGGACGCCTGCGCCTGGGCGATCATGCGGTTGGCATCGGTGTTGACGCCGGAGACGAGACAGTTGTTGTTGACCTGTCCGGTGCCCCATGTGGTGCCGACCACCACGAAGTCCGCCTGCGTGGCGGCAATGTCGATGCCGCACTGCCAGTTGGACACGTCGATGCCTTGCATGTCCGCGAACGCCATGGGCGTGATCGTGAACATTGCCATCGCCGCCGCTAGAATCGCCATGAGACGTTTACGAAAACGGGTCATAGTAGAACCTCCAATCGGTAAATGGATAATCCAACTATGACCCTAGCAAACTTCCGGCCGATACCCTAAGATCGTGGCTTACCGTTCGGTTTGTCACACAGTTCGCCGAACTCACCACGGAGTTCGTCCGGTAAATGCGGTTTCGGGTTCTCTTCGAGAATCGACGTGCCGATACGGTCAGTGATCTGCGCCAACCAGTGAAACAGTTTGCGCAGATATTCGACCGCAAGCATGTAGTGATCCCGGTAGCCTTCCAGTTCACCCACCTGTTGTTCGAGCGTGCTGATACGCTCCTCCAACGGTTTGATAAGGTGTTCCGTCTGCGCGGACACGATGTCGTGCCATTGGGCGGACGTGCTGTGCCTCCATGTGACTACGGCTGAGACAATTCCCGCCAGACCTCCCCCGCCGAGTAGGAGCGCCGACCATTGGAACCATTCAGGCGTCATCCGACACCTCGGATTTGGGGGTATTCGACACATCGAACCAGTGCGGGCCGCTATCGACGGTAAGGCTACTATTGAGGGTTAGATCAATCCCCCAGCCATCGGGTGTAGCGCTTGAAATCTTATACACATCATTTTTTTCGGTAATAATCATCTTGCCGATGAGGGTCGAAGCCAGATTGGATAAGAGGTCTGAACCGACAGTGAAACCGTTCACAAGACAAAGGTCCAATAAGATTTGATTGAAGGTGATTGATTTTGTGGACACATAGAAACCGAACCAGACCCCAAATTGACCACTGTAGCCATAGTCATAGAAGCAGATCGGCTTTGGTGCGATGTTGGAATACCGCTCGCCATTGAGGATGACACTGGTCACGCAACCGATTGACGTGAACATTCTGGAAGCGCCGTCCATTTTGATGGTTGTATCGTCATAGGATACACCACCGAGTTGGGTTGGCGTAGCCTTTCCAAGCGAGACCACACCGTTTTCAACGTTGAGTCCATCACCCACCTGCAAGATGCCCTTGCTGGTATGAGAACCGTCACCGACGGTCTGCGCGGTCGCCTTCAAGGCTCCAGTCGCGTCGAACTCAAGGCCAGGGTTGTCGGAGCTCAGGTTGACAGCCACGCCCGCATCCGAGGAAACAATCCCCTTGGTGCGGTCGATAAGCACGCCCGCGCCGGTGATGGCGTTGCCGTGAATTTTCGCCACAACGGAATTCCCCTCAGCCGGTGGTGACACGGCGGTGATGCCGAGCGTGCCGGCAGAATCCACCTCAAGACCAAAACCGGGTTTCACGACACCGACCTTATCGGCGGTAGCCACCCCGCCCGTGTCACCGGCCGGGCCTTTGAGGCTCAATAGTTTTTGCGAACCGTTGACATGCAGTCCTTCACTGTCATCACGGAAGACAAGAAACACGCTACCATCCGCGTCCATGATGAACGCTTTGCTCGTATAGTTCGTATCAATGTCCGGCCTTGGCAAGATGTTCTCTGAATTTTTCGCAATCGAGAAGTCGCTGACCGTTGAACTGATGGCGGAGGTGAAGACAAACACAGGGAAACCGTCAACGCCCTGCGGACCGGTAGGCAAGCCAACCTCGACATTGTAATCACCGTCAGCGTTCTTGTTGGAAGTGACGGTGGCCTGCTGCCCAGCATGAAGCGTGGTTGCCGTAATGGAGGCGATGGAAGCGCCGCGAGGCAAACCGAGATTCATGGTCTTGTTCCACTTGTCTCCAGTCAACTCGAACGTGGGAGCCTCGTTCGGCTTCCGCTCGGTCACGGTTCCGGCCGCGATGTTCGCGCCGTCAACGAGGGACTGCATGTCGTTCTTCACCGCGTTCACGCCGTCGATGGCGGCTTTCGAATCGGTGTCGAACTTATCGAGTTTCGCTTTCGAACTGGTATTGAAATCAGCCACCGCCTTATCCGACTTCGTGTTGAAGGCGTCGATGGCATTCTGCCCGTTCGTGTTGAAGCCGTCGATGGCATTCTGCCCGTTCGTGTTGAACGTGGCGATTGCGGCGTTACCGCGATCCACCACATCCTGAATCTGACCGTCGCCATGATTGATGAGATTATGCCATTCCTCCAGCGGATCCGGTTCGGTGCCGTCACCCGCTTTCAGCACGCTTTCGTCAACGATGGCGTTGAAAGTCCGCGAGCACACGATTTCATCCTTCGTGGCACTACCTGTGCCGGTGGTCTTCTGCACTTCGATAGCCATGGCGGTATGCGAGCCGGTGAGGTTCGTGAAGGCGGCACGCGGGACGGCTACGCGGAAACCCCACGTGTCTTCACCGGTCGTGCTTGAGGACACGAATTTGCTCATCGTCTTGTAGCCGCCCGGATAAGCGGTACCGACCTTCGGGTTGAACAGTAGACGTGCGGTGAAAGTGACCGAACCTTGTTCGGTCGGATCATCAATGACCTTGCCATCCTTCAACAGGCGAACCGTGATGGTACGGCCCTCCACGTCTCCGCCGCTCAGCCGAACTTCGGGAATCCAGTCATTCGCGCCGTCGATATCAATGTCGATGTTACGGTAATCGTCAAAAGTAGGCATTCCAGCTACCTCCTGAGTCCTTCGATGAACTTCGTTTTTTCTTCACCAATACTAGCAGTCAGCCAATCCGGTACGCTTGACCGTTCCGACGTCGAACGCGCCGACATGATGGTCGTGGAGCCGCCTGCGGGCAGCTTCGGCAATCCAAGCTGTTCACGTGCCTTGTTCTGTGCCTCCACAAGCGATTCTTTGGGATATTCCACGGCCGCAAGCAACGAAACCTTAGACTTATCCGTATCCGCTGGGAAAGTGTCTTCCAGAGCCTCATAGAGAGGCGTGAACACGTTATCACCGGTCGCTTCGTCGTATATGTTCGGCGCGTTCTCCACAATGGTCGGCATCGCCTTCACACATTCCTCCACATCCGTGTATCCGAGAAGCATCATATAGGAGGCGATGATGGCTGGGGACGTGAGAACGAACCTGCCTCCACAGGTCGCGCCCGAAGCGTTCTTCTCGTCCGGATCGTAGTCAAGCGTGACAAGCACCTGACCGTGGTTCTGCTCATACTTCATAGCCGTTCCTTTCATCAGAGAAGTACGCCAAGCGTATTGAGGTAGAAATTCACGTTGCCATCAGAGAACATCCTGCCGAAATCACCGTACTTGACGTTCAGGTCAGACACGACATTTGGAACGCCTCCAACAGTGCCTGCCTTCCATTGCACAATAGTCGGGCTTGTCTGCACAGTCCTAGGCGCACTGTTCACCCACACCTTCCAGCCACCTGCACTCGCATTGGAAACCGTAGTATCAAAGAACAGGTTGCCATCCGAGGCGATATGATCGAGCGTAGCCAAAGGCTTGTAACGTCCGCTCTTCGCCGGTTGTGCCGTGACATCAAACTCCAACCACTGGGCGGCGGCTATAGAAAAGGACTCCCAATAGAAGAACTGGAATGTACCAAGGTTCGTCCAATAACCGAGCTTGCCACCGATGTACACTTTTTGCGTGTCGGAGTTAAGCTCGATGCCGAAACTGTTCGGGTTCTTCGTCTTGTCGGATACCCACATGGTAGCAACGTTAGGGGTGCCGTTCTGGGAGGAAAGCGAACCGGAACCAAGCCCCAGTCCGGCGCTCTTGTTCTGAAAGACGTAGGTTCCAAGCCGCATGGAATGCAAGGGCTTGTTGTTGTTCTTGTCCCAGCCGATATAGGACACGTAGCCGCCGTGGTCGGCGACACTATCCCGGTTGCGGTCGAAGAACATGATGCCGGACCCATCGGCGGCATCACCGGTGCTGGAAGTCCAATCGAAATCCGGGTAGAAGGCCGCTTCCGAATGACCGTCCGTCGAAACGGTCTGGAACTCCCCTATCATGTGAAGCATGTTGTTCGACAAATCCCAGTAGCTCTTCCCTTCGGCGGACTGGAGTTTGCCGGCCACGATAAGGTCCGCGAGGAACCCGTCACCCGTGCCGAACGTCTTCCAATCCCACGACCCATCCGCCTTCTTACTGTTGGCGATACGGAAATACCCGCCGCCAAGCTGAATCGCCTTGTCAGGGTCCTGATCAATGGGCTTGTTGTATACGATGATGCCTTCACCGGGCGTCATGTACGTCCAGCCACCAGTCGCGTTCAACACCTGATTCAACCCGTCAACGACCTGCTGCATGTAGCCAGGCTTCGCGTTCACCACATCATTCACCGCACCACTGGAAGACCACAATTGACTGACCGTGCTGTTCAATTCGTTGTTGCGTTGCGTATACGACTGGACGATGTTGCCAAGCGTTATCTTCATGCTGGTAATATCTCCGGTCGGATCATCCTCGATGGCGAGCACACGGCCGCTGAGTCGAAGAGTCGGGTTGAACGTGGTATCCACGATCTGCACGCCGTCACCCAAATGAAGCTGTTGAATGTCGAAGTTAGCCAACTGGAGCGCGGCCACGTCCGCCGTATAGGAGACCTTCGGCACGACCGACTCTTTGAGCGCGGCTTTCGTCAAAGCCAACAGTTCGGACGGATCCTCGCAATCGGGAAACTCCACCGTCCCTTCGGCGTGAACCTTCGTACCATCCGGCCCGACCACGCCCCACTGTTGGAGCGCCGCGTCATCCTCCACATACTTCTTACCATTGTTAACGGACGCGAAGTCGATTTTACGGCCGTAACCACCGGTCGCATTGCCTTCGTCATCGGTCGTGGCAAGCCCTTTGCCGTATCCGTAAAGCCGCGTGTACACGTTGTCCGCGCTCACCGTCCGTTTGATGGACTGAAGGTCGGAACCGTACTCGAACCGTTTGCCGGAATCACTGCCAAGCCGACCCACATTGATAAGACGATGCTCGATATGGGTCATGTCAACGGACGGCTTCACCTCGGTCTCGAACTCCACGCCAGCCGCTTTCAGAAACGTCTGCAAGGCGTTCAACGCGGACACGTGATAATAGTTCGTCTGCACTGTGCCGGATGCGATAGTACCCAACTCCCAGCGCGTGCCCTCGATGGCCTTCGTGACCGCCTCGGTGAACGTACCGTTATTGATACGCTTGTCATCCACATACTTCAGGTCAAGTTCCTTGATGGAATCGACGGCGTTGAACGAGGAAACCGGAATGGTGCCCGCGCGTTCAACGGAAGGCTGTGTGACGATATACTCACGATACTTGCCTTCAGGGTCTTTGAACACGATACGGTCATCCTTATCGACCGTGTTCAGGCACGTGATGGAGAGCGTGTTCGTCCCATCCGTCTTGCGGGTGCGCTTGCACTGTACGACGTTAACCAGATCATGCTTGTAATTGCCGAAACGGTCATAGACTGCGAAACGGGTCAAGACGTGCCTCCCTAGAACATCCAACGCGGCGTGTACTCCATGATGCACATCGCCCTCGGTTTCGGTCCCGCAACCGATATTAGCAGTCGTGATGTATCGCCCGGACGAAGCGGGAAGAACACACTGTTCAACGTCGGGGCGAGGAACCCACCGGAACCTTTGACCGTATGGTTAAGCATGTCGAACGAGAGCGTGACGCCTGTGTAGTATGCTGCGGAAGTCGTGCTCAGTTCCACCACCGCCTGTTCATCTGGAAGGTCATTGTTATCCATGTAGTAGATGCGGACCCGTTGCGCCGTGTCCACGGTTATATCCAATCTGGACGGGTAGAACTCCCTGTTACCGTAGAACAACGGAGCCTCTACCTTATAGTTCGCATACAAGTCGGACGCGCCACCACCACCCGTGAGACGGAAACCCACTGATTCCTTGTTGTCCGCATACATGAACGGATCATCACAGTAGACCGAGCATTTCACCGAAGCGATGGTCAAGCCGCTACCCTCCCACACGTCCTTCCATGCGCCGACCGCGAGAGTACCCCGAAACCACCCTTTCTGCACCCTCCACGAGACTTTCAGGCTACGACCGTGCAAGCCTCCGAGATAACGTTTCGACTCCCTGATTTCATCCAACGCGCCCACCGTGAACAACGTGAACGATATGGTGCGGGAACCGAGATACGCGCGTCCAAGCGTATCCCTCAACGTCGTGTCATACGACCCGTTGAAACCAGGAGCGGTCGTATGTGACAACGAGGGCGATGCCTCCCCGATTTCAAGACTGGAGCGTTCCAACCATAAACCGTGTTCATCTATCGGGTCGCCGTCAACGGTCAGCACGAAATCACGTTCCACAGGCATGAGCGTTCGTGCGATGGGCGGGCATACACGTTTCATAATCAAACCTCCCTATCGGCCTTCAAAGCCAGCTCTTCGTCAATGTCATCGATCATTGCGATTGCGAGGTCGCGGCCTGTCGTGGTCAGCACCCACTTTTTGCCGCTCAAAGCGTTCGCCATGATAAGGCTCAACGCCTCCATGTCCACCGTACCCGAACCTCCAATACCGTTCGCACCCGTATCATAGGAGCGTGTGGCCGTGTTAACAGTAGGTGCGGGCGTGACGTTCGAGGCCATGCTGTTGACCGCACTCACGTTCGCCTGCGCATCCACGTCATTGATCGGGTCGAACAGGCCGGTGATATCCGACACCGTGTCCTTCACGTCACCAAAACTATCCTGCAAGCCTTCGTTCAAACCACCCATGATGGCATTACCGGCTGGAACCAGCAGCTTCCTATCGTAGCTGATAGGACCCTTGTGTTCCTTGATCCAGTCGCCGATGCCACCGACGAACGAGGTAACGTTCTTCCAAGCGTTCTTCAAACCGGACAGAAGACCATCGAGAATCGACTTACCAGCATTCAACAGCCACGAACCCGCGTTCGAGAAGAAACCCTTCACGCGGTCGGGCAGTCCTTTCACGAAACCAATGACGCCGTTAACGCCGTTCTTCGCGGCGCTCTTCATACCGTTCCAAATGTTGCCGAAGAACGATTTGATACCATTCCACGCACCGTTCCAGAAGCTTTTGATGCCGTTCACCACGTTGTAGATGACACCGGACACGGCGTTGATGGCCGCGCTCACAAGACCCTTGATAGCATCCCAGACGCCACCGAAAATCTGCTTGATGCCATCCCACGCCTTGCCCCAATTGCCGGTGAACACGCCCGTGATGAACGTGATGATACCGGTCAGCACTTCGATAACGCCCTTGATGGCGTTCGTAATGCCTTCGATGACCGGCTGCACGATGCTGATGATGGTCTGCGCGAGATTCACGAAAATGGGAATCACCTTCTGTATGCCGTCAAGCAACAGTGGGATTACGGTGCTCAGGAAATTGCTGATGGCGTCGAACAACGGTTGGATGGCGGGCATGAGCGTATCCACCACGGTCGTGATGATCTGCTGGATGACCGGCACCAATTGGTTGATTGCCGCACCGATTTGGTCGATGATGGCTTGAATCGTGGGCATGTTGGCCTGTACAATGCCCACGATCTGATTGATGAACTGCATGAGCGGCGGTCCGATCGTGTTCACGATGTTGGCTATCATGTAGCCTATCTTGTCGAACAATCCACCGATGATGGTGCCCAACTGTGTGATGATTGGGGACACAGCCGCCTGAAGTCTTGTCCATATCTCCATGAATTGAGCGATATAAGGGGCCACGGCTCCAATGACCTTGGAAACACCATCGATAAGCCCTCCAAAAGCGTTGCCGAAGCCTTGAGCCACGTTACCCATGTAAGTCCCAACGTTGGCCGAGATAGGGGCCAGCATAGGCTCTATGCGCGTCCAAGCACCCTTCAATGGGGTGAGAGCGTTATCGAACGCCGACTGAATCGGAGCCGGGTCGAACGCCGACGTGAACGTTGACATGAACGACGAACCGATTTCGATAGCCGTAGCCTGAATCTTCCCACCGTTAGATTGGAAGAACGAAACCGCGTTCGTGATACTGTCCGCGACAGCATTCATAGCATCCGTCACGGCCGGTTTGAAAGCATCAAGTAAAGCGGACCCCGCCTTCACGGCAGAGGACTGAAGATTACCCAACGCACCATCGAACGTCTGCGTGCTCTTAGCCGCATCGACCGCCGTATCTGACAAACCCAGATCGAGAAGCGCCTGATTGAACTCGTCCGCCGTGATTTCACCGTTAGCCATGGCATCACGGAAATCACCAGTATACGCGCCATTCTTGAACATCGCCTCTTGGAGCTTGCCGGAAGCACCAGGAATCGCATCTGAAAGCTGATTCCAGTTCTCGGTAGTCAGTTTTCCGGCACCCGCCGTCTGAGTCAACGCCATGGACACGCTCTTGAACTCGTTCGCGCCACCACCGGCGACGGCCGTAAGATTACCGGCCGCCTCTGCAAGCTTGTCATAGTTCGGCACGCCGTTCGCCGCCAACTGTGCGGTAGCGTTACGGATATCACCAAGGTTGAACACGGTTTGGTCCGCATACTTTTGGGTACTGTCCGTCAACGCCTTGATCTTGCTGTCATCCACGCCGGCGAACTTCAACGTTGAGCCGAACTTGTTCGCGGAATCGGAAGCGTCCACCATTTCGCCGACAAGACCGCCGACCGAATCAATGACCTTGCCTGTCACACTGGAGGCGATGCCGGAGACGGCACCCCAACCGGCGCTGAACGCCTTGCTGAAACCCCCGCTCTTCTTCGAAGCCTCGTCCTGCGAGTCGCCGACGCTTTTCGTACTCGACTTGATACGCTCGTTCGTCTTCTCGACGGTGGCCGCGCCGGCCTCGTACTGCGACGTATCGATCCTAGCGTCAAGCTCGATGCTACCGATATCCGCCATAACCGCCTCCTACATCATCCACGTCTCAAACGCTTGTTCATATCGCTCTCGAAACGCTTATCCGCTTTCTTGCCAGCAACGGCCGCATTCACCGACTGTCGCATGTCCATACACGATTTTACCCGTTGCACTTCCATGACTTTTCTGCCCGCATGAAGCATACGCCGGTAAAAGTCCGGGGTCATCCGGTTCATCATGTACGCTTCTACCGCACCCCAGCCATACATGATGCCGAACTCAGCCAACTCCAAGTCAACGTCATCATAGCCACGCCGATTGTCCCGCGTATGAGAAGAGCGGAAACGCTGTAGACGTTCCCGCTCTTCAGGGGTAATCATTTCACCCCAATCAGCCATTCTTCACCTCGACGCCCAGCATGGCGAGCTTGGTCAATCGGTCCATGACCTGCCGGTACACGTATTCGCTCTTCAACCTCGTGTCACGCGCCCACGCCTTGAAATCATCGTTCGGACTGATGAGCGGGACAACCACGTCATCCATCATCTTCTGTGCCTGCATGAGGCTCTTCGGGTCGGACCCCATCCTGTCGTTGATGGACTGGATACGGTTACGCTGTTTGAGGATATTGTAGTAATCCTTCGTTCCGACCGGACGAATCGTGTACACGGTGCCGTCGATTTCGACCCGCTTGCGGCGCAACGCCTTCGACGTGTCGAACACCGGCATGTCTTCGAGAACAACGTCATCGTCCGTGGTCTCGTAGTCTTCGAAATCAGTGGTTTCGGGTTCTTCAGCCATGATGCCTCCAAATATGAGTAAACCGCCCAACCAAAGCCGATTGGACGGTTCATATTATACCGGTGGCCGGGGACTCGACTACTTGGCCGCATCGGTCACGGTGATGGGCAGCGTCTTCTCGATGTCGCCGACCGTGACGGTTGCGGTCGCGGTACCGGCCTTAACTCCGGCGACACGCACCTTGCCTTCACTGGCGACGGACACGGCCGCAATGTTGGAATGGTCAACCGTGACGGACGGCGTACGCTCGGTCGCGTTATCCGGAATCACGCCGATTGTCACGTCAACGTTCGCGCCGGTCGCGACGGACACTGTGCTGGGGGTGAGCGTGAAATCGGTGGGGTGAACCGGAATCGGCTCATACCGACCCGTTTTCGGGTTGTAGAGCGTCGGTTTGTCCAGAGAGCCTTCACCGAAGATAACGGCGGGCACATCACCCGGAATCATGCTGATCTGAAGCTCCACCTCGAACGGATCCGTAAGGTTCACGTCGAACTCACCGCCGTTGGCGATAAGCGCGTTCGGGATACGAATATCTTGGGAGGAATCCGTGTCGCACGCATTATGGATTACCACGGTGACAGGTTCGGTGGTACGGCACTCGTTCGCGCCGAAGGAAACCTGACCTGGCGTGTAATCGTCATCGGTCTCATGGCCCGCATACTTGAACTTGCCGGCCTTCCACAGGTTCGGGAAGATACGGCCAAGGAAGCGGACGGACGGGATGATGACCGTGATGGTGGCGGACAGTTCGTCGTATGCGCCGTTCGGCACGTTGAACGTACCCGCTTGCGAACTGATTTCGGTCTGGGACGGTGTGACGGTGATGGTACCGATTTCATCCGCAATGCACTCTGACGGAATGCGTTCGGAACCGATATACACCTCTTTCTTGCCGACCAGTCTATATTCAGTCATAATGACCTCCTACGTAGGTTGTTTGCACTTGCAAGCGAACGACACAAAAATGAAGTGCCGTCTGCCCATTACTTTACTCGATGGCCTCGTAATCCTCCAATGAAGGCAGTTCACTAGACAACTGGTATGACACCTGAAGCGTGATGGTCTTCACCCACCGTCCTTCCGAATCAACCGCCTCCAACGTTTCCGCCTGGGACGCGGACACGCTGATTAGCTTGTACGACAGTTCGATAATCGGATGACACGACAGTTCGCACATGCCCGGAAGCACGTTATCACACCAGTCGTGGATATGAGCGTCAAGAAGCCCCTGATACACCACGTCATCGGCGCGGGTGCTTATGGTGATGGTCGCCGTCTTCACGGCATGGTTGGCCGCGCCCGCCGTCATGTTCACCCATACGCCGGTATCCGCTGAAACGGAACCATCCGACAACACGGGCGACGTGCCGAACCAGATCGTGTCACCATACTTGCCAAGCCCCGCATTCTCCAAGGCGAGGGCGAAAGCCAAATCCAACATGCGAGCCTCCTACATCTTGTCCGTGAAATACGAGTCCGCCTTGGACTGCACGCTCTGCCCGGCACGCTTCAGATAGAAGCGGGTGGACGGGTGAAGCTTGTTCTCATACTCACGACGTTTAGCATACGGCACGTCACCGCCGCCGAACGTCACCTTGCCCTTCAAACCGGACTCCATCTTGAACCTGCCAGAGTTGATTAGGACTCGTGTCTTCTTCGGCGCGTTCAACACCGCCTGTTGGTGAATGTCCGACAACATGTGTGCCAGACCTTTCCGCATGATCTGGGTGCCCTTGCTTTTCCAACTCGGATTATAGGTGAAACGGTATCCCATCACGCACTCTTCCTTCCAGCCGGAACAGCCATCACGGACACGAACGGAAGATCGCCCAGGCCGAAATCATCACCCCGGCTCACCTGATTGATACGATATCTGTGTCCATTCAGCACAAGATTCATACCCAACAGCATGTCCGGGTCGGACACGTACTCAGCCGGAAGCGTACCGGTTTCGATATGGAAGCGGCGTTGAAGATTCCGACTGTTGTAGTCGGTGAAATCGTCGGAAGCGGTCTGGGTCTTCACCATGACGTTCAGTACGGCCACGACCTCGCTTTTCAACCCCGGTGCGGCCGGTTTCGACAAGTCGCACGTGCGGGCCATCGCCGGAAACAGTTCGAACGGATCACATTCACTCACAGGTACTCAGCCTCCCCAAGCCAGTACGGACGCTTCACACATTGGTGCGGCGTATCAATCATGCCAAGCACGCTCCACCCGTCGCAAAGCCGCCAATCGTCAAGCAACGACTGGAAGCCCTGCAACGCGCGGCCGAAAGGCGTCAACGCGGCGGAACCGTCCGTGTAGGTGACGTTCACATCCTCGATTGCCTTGCTTTTCACACGATTGTCGCCGTTGTCCGCCTTCGACAGTTCCACGATAAGCCTGGCGATGAACGACTTCACGGCATACGGGTAATCCTTGAAACCATGCGTGCCATCCACATACACCATCGTGCCAGCCTCAACCGGATTGCCCTCTAGGGTGATAGTACGTCCAAAACGGCCCATAACGGCCCCATCCTCGGCATAAACCTCATGGTCTGGTGTAAACGTATAGGCCACGTCCTTCGAGCCGATACGGGCCTTTTTCACGTTCGTGAACCAGTAGGGGAGTTGGACGGTCAGACCGTCATACGTCACATAGCCGACCACGTTCACGCCTTCCGATTCAGGTTCGAACGCATCACACGTGTACTTGGCTAGAGACTTCAACGCGGACGGAAGGAACACGGCGAACAGGCCGGTGAACTTCGGCTGGAACGCATCCATGTCATCCTTGGTGAAAACCATCGGAAACCTCCCTGAAAAAAAAACGATTGTGCCCGCCTCCCATGATACAAGGAAGCGGGCACAAGACGGTCACATGAAATCACGCCTTCAACGCGGCAATGACCTCATTCACCTTCGCCACGGTGGTCGCAAGGTCCGCGGCGGTCGCAAGGGCGGTGAGCGCCGCGATCTGAGACTTGGCTTTTACAGCGGCGACTGCCTTCGCATCCGTATAGGCGTCCGTGAAATCGAAACCGGTTCCATCGGCTTTCACGGAGATGGTCTTGCCGTTGGCGGTGGCCGCAGCATAGGAGGCGAGATTGCCAGGCGTGATGCCGTTCGCGGCGGCGAGAACAGCCTTGCCGGTGTTGCCGACCGGAAGATACGCCGTGGCACCATTGTTGTCCAAGCTGATGATCACGTTCTTCTTAGTCTTGTCCACTTGAAGGGCACTGTCCGCCGTGGCGAAGGCAACCGGGTTGCCTTTTTTATCGAGAAAAACAATGTCTTTGACGATATTCCCCTCGGAGCCGGAGGGCTTCACGTCAACCAGATGCGCAAGCATCGTAGCTTTGTTCGGTTCACTCATGTTGAACCCCTTTCAAAAGTTCAATTCCAATGGTTCAAAGTTCAAAGGCCGGACAGTGTTTTGAACCATCCGGCCTTTGAACCATCACCGTCAGTCCTTCTTCACGATGACGGCGGCGCTGTTTTCCTTGGCGAGACCGCCACCGGCGTACAGCTCCTGCAAGTACTCGTTGGTGTTGGTCTGAAGCGCGAAGTTGGTGAACGCCTCGATGGACGTGTCACCGACCACATCGTAGTTGGACGGCGTGAAGATGACGCCAAGAGCGGTCGCATCATCCGTGTCATACCACCATTCCGGCGTGATGATCTGGGATACTCCCAGCACACCGGCCAGACCCGCGTTACCCAACGGCAGAAGGCTACGGCCGTTGGCGTCGAGGGACAGCAGCAGTTCAGCCACGGTCTCGGACTTGGTGACAAGCACCTTCGCGCCTGAAGCCTTCACCTTGGCGGCGGCACGAACGAAGTCGTACAACAGTACGCCGTCAGTCGCATGCTCCTGGGTCTTGGCGAACTTGTTGCCCGCCCACTCGGAAACTGAATCCTTCGAGTCGGTGAGAATGGAACGGAAGTGGCTCATGTCCGCATCGAACGAACCAAGCACGGCCTGCTTCTCGATGGTCTGGATGATACGGTTCGGAAGCTCGGACAGCACGTACTTCACCAGAGCGCCCGGACGCTGGGTCTTACGCACATCACCTTTGTTCAGGCGAATGTACTTGTACGTGTATTCCGCGTTCAGGGCACGCTTGACAAGCGTGATGGTCTCTTCCTTCTTGTTTTTGCCATACTCGGACGGAGCGTAACCGTGGGCGCGGCCCGCGTCGGTGCTCAGGTCGGTGCTGTTCGCGCCGATGGTCAGCGTGTCCAGACCGGTCTTGTTGAACAGAGGCCACAGGCCGGACCCGCGGGTGTTCAGAGCATCCTCGATGACGGAGATGGCTTCGGTCGGAATCAGCTTGGCCACATCTCCCTGACCGATGCCGAACGAGGCGGTCTCGCCCATCTTGGAGGCGACTGTCTTCGCCCAACGGTCGTTGAACGCCTTCACTCCGAGGTTGTCGGTGTCGCGAAGGTCGCGTTCGAAGGCCACGAGGGCGTCTTTGGAATCGAGCCACGTCTTGCGGTCGTGACCTAAGGTGGCGACATTGCCGGCCGGCTGTGAGCCCGGCGGGACGATACGGTTGAAGCTCATACCGTTTCCTTTCTTGCTGTTGGAAGACGTGACCGGAGCCGGGTCTTCGGAAGCGGGCGGAACATCCGTGCCGCTGGAATCATCCCCGGACTTCTCGGTGTACTTGGCGATGGCCTGTTCCACCGCATCGGAAATGACGCCTTCCAGTTCGTCCGCCTGATCGGAGGTGAGGTCGAACTTGGAGGAAATCTTGTCGCTGATATTGGTCATGGCATTGTCTCCCTCATGTGAGTTGACGCTTCGGAGCGCGGCCCTTTGGTCGGCCCCCTTGTATACTACGCTGATTTCGACAAGCTGCGCACCCGAGATGATGCCTTCCTTGCCGGGATCGTGATAGTAATCAATACTGATGCTGAACGAGTTGGTGAGAGCCCCATCCTTCGCTAACTGGTAGACAAGTTCGCCGGTCTCCACGTTAGCCAGCTTGGCTACGGCCTCCAGACCGTCTTCGTCCACGGTGAGCTTTGTGATGGTACCGGCTTGCCGATCGATTCTCCACGAATGGTCGATAAGCAACGGCAATGCCAGCTTATCGTCATCCGTGAGCTGCGATACTAGCTTCTTCGAACCGTCGATGAGCGGCGCTTCGAGGGTGCTCAGGTCAACGGTAAACCCGTTGTCCATCTGCTTGCCGGAATTAGCCAGGAACACCAGCTCCCTTTCGCCGGACAGTTTCGCACTGGTTCCGGCGTCAAGGTTCAAGCTGCCCATAGCAACCCCTTTACTGTCGTGCGCGGTCTTGAATGGCCTTATGCGCGTTATCACGCCCATGATAGCAAGCCAAACCGACGATTTCATAATCACACAGCGACTTGCAGTTCGGACATTTGAACTGCGCGTGCGAACCGGTCTCCAGCTTTCCAAGGAAACGTCCGCATCGTTTGCATGGAATTGGAACCATCATCATTCATCCACCACCTTGAACGTGGCTACGCAACGGCACCTCGGATGACCCGAAGGCGTCTGCATGTCCACGAAATCGTTCGCGTAGATCTTGCCGTCGATGACCTGCACGCCGCCCACCGGCATGAACGATTCCTCCAATGGGATCGCCTTGCCGTTCTGCGCCGCGCAGAAGGGACACGGGTCAGAGGCGGTCGTGTTCCACACCTTCACCATCTTCACGCTCAGGTTCGTGGACAACGCCTCAGCCGAAAACAGGGAGCCTATGCGCTGCGCATTCACCATTTC